TATTAGATAAAACGTAGATTTTTGGTTTTAACTCGTATTCGTAATGGCTTCCATAGCATCCGCCCGTCTATATCAGTCAATGTGACGTTTGCGAAATCTCCATCGTAATTTCTTACAAATCCCCAATATGTAAAACTGCTATGTCTTTTCTTGTAACGTATTTCAGCGCCTATTTCTTTCATACTCATTTGACCCTCTCGTTTCGGTTGTTGATTGTTTGCAAACGCGATTAACGCGTTGACAAATAATCACGTTTATCTTCTAATGAGTCAAGATTTTTTTTTCATTTTTTTAAAAAACTTGCATCTTGCTAATATGATTATCTATTTTTTGCGCTGGTTTTACCGAATCAGCGCATATGCGTTTCGTCTCGCGATCAGATTCAGGGGACAGGACTCGATCGACAATCGACCTATATAAAAAAATTTGCTTTAAAAAATGCGTTTCAACTTGAGCGCATTTTTACGGAAAAAGGCATTTCTGGCATAGTTGAGAAACGCCCCGCTTTTTCTGAAATGATCGCTTATGCGGACGCGCACGATATTAAGATCGTTATTATAGAAGATATGACGCGGCTGGCGCGTGAGCTATTGCTTCAAATGCAACTAGCGACGTTTATCGCGTCTAAGGATATCGATCTATATTCTGCGAATACGGGCGAGAATATTTCACGCGCTATTTACGATGATCCCATGCGAAAGGCAATGGTACAAATACAGGGCGTATTTTCTGAGCTTGAACGATCTACGTTATCGAAACGAATGATCGCAGGGCGCGATCTTCAGCGGGAAACAGGAAAGCGTAAAGGCAAAAAGATTAAATCGGTTGATCGAACCGGAAAAATTAAGATCGAAGGATCGCCACGTTTGAGTGAGAAACAACCAAAATTAGCAAAGCGCGTGATCGAGTTATGGCTTGCTGGAAATTGTAAAAATAAGATAGCGACGATTGTAAATAAGGAAGGATTTCGCTCTCGAGTCGGTAATAAATTATATTCGTCGCAGATAACGAATATTTTAAAAGATTACAAACTCGGCTTAATTAATACGACCAAATCGCTGCGCGTGGAAGCGTATCAAGATGGATGAAGCGCTTGGCGTGATCGCCTTTTTGAGAGATCCCGACCCCGGAGAATCCAATTCGACGCGCTTCCTCGACCAGGGCAAGCGCCCTCGGTCCGTATATTCGAATATCCGCGGCCTTAGATTGGAGATGAGCGCTTTTCGGGTATCCGCCTTCGCGCTTGTTGTGTTCTTCGCACCTTGCGCCTGACGTAATCGGAAGCGGTCCGAGTTTGTCGCGTAGAAGCTGAAGCATTCGCATGAACTCGTCGTCCATATGCGAAAGGCCACACCCGCATTTGCATTGCATCTCGGCGCGGCTAAAGTTGGGGGTGATCATGTCAAGCATGAGCGCCCCCGCCGTAGCGATAAATGTTCTTCGTAATATAAGCGCGACCGAATCACAGTTTTCCCGTCATCGACTTTTCGTACTCGGCTAATATTTTATCGTCGAGGTCGTTTTCAGTCGATTTGACGAGTTTTTGAAGGAGAAGAAAAACAACTTTTATAAGTAGTTTTTCACTCAAAAAAGATAGCGCCATGGTTTTGACGGTTCCCGCAATTACGGGTGCGAGTGTTGCGATCATTTTTATTTTCTTAAATTTGCGAAAATAAAATCTTTCTGAGATTCAAGTTCGCGTTCAATGTTATCAAGACGCGCCGACACGTTTGATATGTCGGATGCCATTTTTATGGTCGAGTCTTGCGTTCTAATGATTAGGGATTCAAATTTTTCTTGGTTCAATTTTCGTTCGCCCTTTGCGGATTTTCCCTCGTAATGGATATACCAACCGAGCGCGACGAGCATTCCGCAAAGAACCATTTCAAGCAAACTTG